TCTCATAAATCATCAGAGATAATTTATTCGTATTATATATATCTATATAAGAGGGTCAATTCTATATATGCGAAAAATTGACCCAATGTTACAAAAATATTTTTAAAAATTTATTTTTCTTCTTCTAGGAGAGAAATAAGCTCATTTATGCTGCGTTCATAGCCATTCAAGTCAGCCTGTTTAAACGCCCAAGAAGCATCAGAATAATCTACTTTACTGAGGCGTTCAGATTGAATACTGTTGCGTTTCTCTTCTAGAACCTCGATGAGACGTTTACGTACAAGACGAGCCTCAATGAAGAGGCCCTTAAACTCTTGTGCTTCGTCTTTAGCCATCCCTTTAAGGAGCGATGTTTTCAAACACACCTCCTGTATCCTCAGACTTAGCCATGTCCTCTGGCGTTAGCATAGGAGCAGCTTCTGCTCCCGGTCCCATAGCCTCAGTCATATTATCTTCCTGAGCCTGTCCAAGAAGGCCCTGAGTTTCCTGTGCTTCAATGACAGCAACGTTAGGACGGAAGATTTGATACGCAGAGATTGACAGGACATCCTCTACAAACTGTGTAAGAGCCTTACCACTAGTATGAGGCGTGATAGACTGCCACAGAGGGCTGCTAGCAATGCCGATGAGGTTCTGTAGTTCCTGAGACTTCTGAGCAAAGTGACGAGCGCCTACGGGGCGGATAATGCCCTTAGCGGTGATATCGTCCTTAGTAATCTGCTTAAACTGTGTAACGCCAAGGTCTGTATCTAAGGTACGAATAACGTCCATTTCATTGAAATTACGGACAGCCTGTTCTAGCATACCATTTAGCAGAGGCTCAAGAAGCTCCACTTCAAAGTTAGTAACCTTCTCTTGGAAGATACGACCAGCAGCAGTCATGAGCGTCTGGAACTCTGTAGCCGTCTTTTCACCGGGAGTACGAATACCCATAGCTTCACGAGGGGCACCAGCATATAGCTCCATCTTATCTTCAAGCATCTGAATTTGATTGTCAGCAGCCATAATACCACTAAGGTTTTTAGCTACCTCTTCAATGTCACCATTTTCATCAGTATGAATTTCAGCGCCCGGTGCCCAGACAAACTGCTCAACCTCGCCCTTAATCTTAAGGGGCGGCCATACAGCCAAGTCCATAGCATCGGCTTTGATATTCTCAAGATGGTCAATTCGATACTGCATCCCTACAAGGTTTTCTAGTGGAGACATGCCCCACAGATTATCAGGACGAAGACGCCAACCTACATGATAGATAGGGGCACGACCCGAGTAGGTGCTAATAGGAACATTACGTACAGTGTGGCAGCGATCTACAACCGTAATCATTCGGTTGGTCTCTACCTCAGCACTACCTTCTACATGCAAGTCCCCATAAAATTCTAGGATTTCCACATAGTCGGACATGTAGTATTCCATAAGATTCCCAAAGCCATCAAGAGAATACTGCTGAGCCTTCTCCCATTCAAGCTTAGTAAAGCTGCCTATGCGGGATTTCATATCAATACGACGCTGTACTACATCAGCCCAGAACATATTTTCTGGATGTGTCTGTGAAAGCTTAATAAGCTCCCCAATAGTTTTAATGCTACGTACAATCTTAGGGCTATTGTCAAACGTGGACGCCAGAGGATTAAATACAATGTCTTCTGGACTAATACGTTCAACAGTTGGACCAATGAACGCAGGAATCTTCTCCCCTAGTTCTGTAAGGTTGTACCTTTCTTCGTAGGAGGCCATAGCAAAGGCATTGCCGTAATCTATGTAGTCGAGTAGCAGACGACTAATCTTCGTGCGTAGACCCCCTTCACGGGCTTTATTTTCCATATACCCCGTGATAGTCTTAGCCTTATCCTTAGCAGCATCTTCCTTTGTGTAGGCATTCCACTGCAACCACTTGTCATTAGGGAACAACGCAGAGATATAGTTTGAATGCAGATTGTCACGAATTTGGCAGAGCTTAGGTGTAGTAGTTGTATTAGACCAAGGCAATGCCCGATTAGCTGTCTTGCTTGTATCTGTGGCAAAGATATATTCTTTTGTCTCCTGCCACAATCTTTTCTTTTCTGCTCGCTGATTGTCCCATTGTTCCCAATAGAACGAGATAGCAGCGGCCATGTCATCTTTAGTGAGGCTCTTACGAAGCTCCAAAACTTTTGTTGAATTACTAGCCATAGTATTCCTTAAATGCCACCAAATCTATTTCGTGGACGGTTGTCAGTTAGAAAATCTTTCACTTTGTTGTACGCCCCATATGCAGGTTTAACTGCAATTGAGATAGCGGAAGTGAGGGCGTCTTTAATGTCATCATGTGGTGGGCGAGCAAGAACAAGTTCTTCTTCCAGAACCTGCGTCCAACCCCCTTCAAAATGCCACATTTGCATGTTCTCATATCTCCACTCCAATGTGGCGGCAATTCGCTCTTCCTTGGTGCCTTCCACTTTAGATGGCCTGTATTCGACCACAGAGAGGCCTAGAGCGTGTTTCTTGGCATAATCCTTAATATCCTCCACCAGAATCTTCTGGGCCGCTGTAACCTCGGCTGAGAGCTTTTTAAAGCCCCATTTAGAATGAAGGTCCAAAACATGCTTAAAATGGTCAATACTCTTTTCAGCTTTGAAGCGATCAATATCTAGAACATAGATGTTATTCTCATGGTCTACGCCAATAACTACAATAGCTGTGTAGTCGGCCTTCTTAGACATGGAGAACGCAAAGTCAACAGCAGCAAAGATATTAAGTTTCTTGTCTTTATAGAACCAATTGCTCCCCTCACGCTTTAAGAAACGTGGGTTATAATATTGGAAGCATTCTCGATTAATACGATTGGAACCTTGCTCATTTGGGTTGTTGTAGTACTGTGCAAAGAACTGTACTGTGTCTTCATACTCAGCCCGGATACGCGAGAGAATACGTCTGTCGAAACCAAATGCCTTTCCGTCTTCACGAATAGCACGAGGCCAAATAAACTGGTCATCAGTTTCCACCGCATATTCTTTAATTTCCCATACAGGAATTTCACCAACTTTGACGCCATCGTTATCATAATCCTCAAACTTCTGATTAGACCAAGTGTAATAAATATCTGTTGGATGGTAGCGTGTACCACAAGCCATAGTAAAGCCACCAGCGTTACGAATAGACGTAAACTGTGAAGCTTTCTTAATTACGCTCTCACGTCCATCTTCTGTGTATGCGTTCTCAGGAATAACCAAGTCATCTGCGATGATAACATCAGCATGCCAACCAGTCGTGTTAGTAGTCAAACCTGCTGTAGCAATAGTGGCATCACGTACCCCCTGCTTCTTACGCTCGGGATGGTCAATAATAATCTCTGTGCTAGACCAAGCTTCACGAAGCCCCTTCTGAGGGTGTACATATTCAGGGAAATAGCGCTGGAATACACTACTCTCAAGGATATTCTGGATAGCGTATAGCTGTGTTTCAGCTAGATAAGCTGTGGCAGAGATATACAAGATGGTAATTTCTGGATGACGCACAATCATCCATGCTGCCCATGTAGCGACCATGTGACTCTTTAGGTGCGCACGAGGGAGCATGATAAGCTTGTTGCTTGTCAGGTCGTCTCCTAGGCCGTACAGGTTATAATCCTGCATCCACCTAAATACTTCCCTATGAATATCCCCATAGACGTATCCGGGGTTAACCAGCTTTGCAAAGAACCACAAGTCTTGTTTGGCACGTTCTCTCACCTCCTTAGCCTTCTCCGGCATAAGTTCAATTCGTTTAAGAGCCGTGTCTAGCCAATTAGTGTCTGCCATTATCTATGATCCTCAAGACGCACAATGTCTGCACTAAACTCTTCTTCAAGAGCTTCCTGCACACTACGCTCTCTAGCCAATTCTTCTTTCTTAGGGCGGCCAGCACCACGTTTAGCCCAAGCACCCTCAGCAAGCCATTTAGCCGCCTGTTGGTTATCTTCTGCTTGGTCGAGCATCATACGGATACCCTGTGCCCTAAGCTTCAATTCCAATTCAATACGCCATTCATCAATATGACGACGAATAATGGCGTTCTCACACAACCTATTCCAATGCTTCCAGCCTAGCAGATAGGTGGTGGCAAATTCATATTCTGTGGGGTCTTCCATTTCTAAATACAAACGCTTAAGGGAGGGATAGACCCTCCCCTTGTACGTCTTATCTTCGTCATCAACTGTGTAGTAGGCATAGTCTACATTGTAGTTAGGTTCTAGGAAAAGACTTTGTGTGAGAGGTCTACCCATAGTATCTTTCAATTTTGACTTATCTACTTTCATGTTAATTCCTATCACGCTGCTGCTACAGTTCCTCTAGAGAAGCCTAAAGAAGAGCTAGACAATGTTGGGTAATTCCCCATTGTAGTGGCACCACCACGTGTGACGTCTACAATAACTTCTGACCATCCTCCACCAACTGTTGAAAGTTGAAGAATTGCGGCTACACCAGCATCTGCTTGCATTCCTTGAATACGCAATCGAGAACGATACTGCATGTTATCCCCACATACAAAAATACGAGAAGTGGTGGTGTTATAAGAGCCAAAATGGCCGCCTATAATAACAATATCCCCAACTACACGTCCTGTACCACCAGCGCCTTGATACAACCACACCCAGTTATGAATATATCCACGGCAACCATGGAATTCATTACCAGTGCCTGATCCAGTGTTGAATACAAAACCATAATTATGATACCCGGAAGCTCCATCAAATTTAATGTTGTTAAAACGACACCAATTTACAGGACCTTCATTACCAAACGTAGTTACGTGACTAGATGCGTTAGATACAAAGAACATATCAAACCCATACGAGTTAATGTTCTCGAACAAAGCCCATTGGAAATAACAATCACCGGTGCCAGTCACTTCAAATGCTTTACCAGTTTGAGCTGTTACACCTATTGTGATAGACAAATAAACAGCAAAATTTCTAAACTGTGCATAGTTGATTACACCAGCAGCGCCAAGATTAATTGTTAGAAGTGTACTAGTTCCTTCACGATAAAAAAGCCTTGATCCATCCCCATCACCTTCCATTTTAATAGCAAAGTCAATTGTAACTCCACTACTTAGATAAAAATTACCCGTTGGGATATATACTGGAACCCCCTTGATTTTTGCGTAATTAATAGCATTTTGTAATGCTGTAGAATTTCCAGACATCACTCCACTAACTGTACTATTACTAATAGCACCAAATTGCTTAATGTTTGCTTTATCCATTTCTAGTTCATAGATACGGCCATTAGAACAAGTAATGTATTCTGTTGTTTCGGGCGATGCATCATAGGCATATAGTGCCCCACCACCATCGCCAACACTAGAATAACCTAGAGTGATAAAACCAAGTACATTAGTATCAGGAGATGCAGCAGCAGCTTGAGCTTTAGTATCGTAAACGTTCCTTAGATAACTAGGAAGAACAACATCAAGAATCCCGTTAGAAGGTTTTGTTAAAGCCATTTAATTATCCTCTAATCTCTTCAATTGTAAGGGTGGCAGCAGGGGCTGTAGTACCAAGGAGATTGGTAGAACTAGTTGAACCATTAACCAGAATTAGCTGCGATGTATTGGTAGTCATTACACGTACAGAATAAGTTTTTGCGGAAGTGCTAGAAGGAACTTCAATCTCCCCATAGAAATTATAATAATACCCAGATGTCCCGATTGTAACGGCTGTTGCATGGATACATGTACTCCCTTCAAACAAAGCGATTATCACTCCAGCAACGGCATTTATTGAAACCATCCCTTGGTAACGAAGCCTGTATTTATTTGTTCCCGCCTTACCAGTAAAAGAAGTTGTTAGAATTTCAAATCCCTGAGTAATAAGGGGAGTGGACCCGGCCACTAAACCAACACCAGTAGTTTGAGCCGTCTGAGTTGTATATTTTACCTGTACACTATCGATAACTGAACCGGAAGGCATAAACACATCACGAAATGTATTCTTGGTGATTTCTTCTAGATCACCTGCTCCAGCCGTCGCTCGGCCAATAAGACGAGCCGTAGCACCACTATTATTAATTTTAGCAATATCTACAGCTTTACTACCAATTTTAGTGGCTGTGACAGCACCAGTGGCAAGCTTAGGCTCTGTGATAGCTCCATCACTCACTGTTCCGACATTAGCAGATGTACCCATCCTAATTTCAATAGGAAGGCCAGTAGGAACTGCTTCTGTAAATTCTATCTGAGGAGTGACACCACCAGCAAAAGTTAGATTGAAGGAATCCGTATGTTGGAAGACGCCATCAATATAACAATGAATATTATTCTTATTGCCAGGATTGATTGACAAAGTGAATTTCGTTGTAACCCCGTCACCTGTATAAGAATTAATAACCCAATTGTTAAGGGCAATCGCCACTGTATCAGCAGCAGCTACAGCTTCGTCTCTAGCAATCTCTGCTCCAGTTTTAGCTGCATTAGCGACAATTGCAGAAGCCTCTGCTTCAATAGCAGCATCCTCTGCCCTTTGCAGGACACCTGTTACATTCTCCCCATTTACTGTAATATCATTTACTTGCAATGTACCAATATTCAAAAGGTCATTACCATTCATATCCAAATCAGCTTCCATATGATTTGGACCTTCTCCTGAACGGCTAAGGCCGTCTACAAGAGCATCTTCAATTTTAGCAAAGTTATCATTAATCTTAGCTAGGTTATATCCTGAGCTAATGATATTTCTAATAAACTCTATGGCCATAAAGTTTTCCTTGTTAAGCCTGAACGTAAACGTCTCAAGCAAGTTGATTTAATTGAACGCAGGGAATGATAAGCGGAATAATACCGGAATAATTTATTCAATACCGGAAACAACGTTTCTCAATATTCCGTATTTTCTCCTAGAAAAATTTTAATTTCAAATATTTATAATTTTCCTTAGAGATTATATAGGAGAAATGCACTAATACAGCAC